CCATTCAAGCTAAGGTGATGGAAGCAAAGATCCAAGAACACAAGGATGCTGCTTCGAAGGCTCTGACTGAGTCTAATCTTGCTGAGGCGATGGTACAGCTTGAGGCAGCGAAGAAACTCGAGGAAGAGGTTGTCGCTAATAAGCACAAAGCTGAAGAGATTGCGGCTGGTGAGAAGGCAGGTGATGCTACTTCCAAGACAACATCTACTTCTGCAAAGAAGCCTGCAACTCCTAAAATGAAAGACTGCGTTCCAGAATGCTAAAAAGTTTCTCCGAATACCTTGAAGAGACCTTCCAGGTTCCTGTGAAGATTAACGCTCCTGGTCATCCTAACCATGGGAAGTCTGGTATCGTTTCAGGTATTTCGTCAGAGAGTTCCATCAAGGTAAAGTTGCCTGATGGTTCCCATTCGTGGCACAAGAAAGAAGAGTTACAGAAGGGTTGAGCATGCTAGTCCTAACAGAAAAAGTCGAAGGTGCGAGATCTGAAATCCTAAATGAAGGTGCAGGAAGAAAGTACCTCATTGAAGGAATTTGTATTCAATCAAACATCAAGAACCGCAACGGACGTATCTATCCAAAAGAAAACATCATGAACGAGATTGCTCGTTACATGGCGGAAGATATCGTGAGAAATATGGCGGTTGGTGAATTGAATCACCCAACAGGTGATCCAAGAATCAATTATGAGAATGTTTCTCACAAATTCGTTAGCTTGACTGAATCTGGTGACAACTGGATTGGTAAAGCCGTTGTTACAAAGAATACACCAAAGGGTTCCATCGTCGCTGGTTTGATGGACGAAGGTGTTGCAATGGGAATTTCTACTCGTGCAGTTGGATCTGTTAAAAACAAGAACGGAACTAAGATTGTACAAGAAGATTTCCACTTGATTTCTGCCGGAGACATCGTCTCTGACCCATCTGCTCCAGACGCATACCTCACCAACCTCATGGAAGGTAAGGAATGGGTGTGGGCGAATGGCATACTGGTTGAAAAGGAAGCAGAAATTAGAAGTATGATAAATACCTCCGCTAAGAAAAAACAACTGAATGAGGAAGGGTTGAAGAAACTCTTCAACTACATTCTCGATCAGATTTGAGGAGACAAAAATGTCTTTGGACCAGAACGAAATTAAGAAACTCCTGGAAGGTGTCGAACTCGACGACGGCGCTATCAAGGCTCTGACTATCATGGTCGAAAAGCGTCTTGATGAAAAGACATCTGAAAAGGATGCTGAAGTCAAGAAGTTGACAGAAGCTAAAGATGCTGAAATTGCCGGCTTGAAGGAACAGCTCACAGTTGTTATCGAGAAGGCTGACGAGTACGGAAAGATGATTTCCGAAGAGACTCGTAAGGAAATGGCTACTCTTGCTGAAGAATATGGCAAGTATGTCCAGCAGGAGACTGCAACTCGTTTGAATGAATATGCCAAGTATGCAGTTGGTGAATTCATCAAAGAGCAGAAGGATCAGTTCATTCATCTTGATGAATACAACAGAATGAAGCATGTCTTCGAAACTGTTAAGGATTCTTTCGAGCGTAATGGCTTCCAGATTGATGGATCAGTTGAACTAACCGAAGCTCGCAACGAGGTTGCAACAGCTAAGGATTCTTTCAACAGCCTGTATCAGCAGCTCCAAGAAACCAAGAAGGAATTGGATCTAGCTCAACAGACGATCGTTTTCAAAGAAATGACAGAAAGTTTGACAGAGACTCAGAAAGAGCGCATCCTTTCTTTGTCTGAGAACGTGAAGTTCAATGGTATGGACGAGTTCCGTTCTGCCCTGAAGTTTATGGTCGAAACCGTTACTAAGGATCGTGGTACCCCAACAACTAAGCCATCCGCTCAGTTGGAGGAGTCACGTGAAGCAGTAGAACCAAAGAAACCTTCAAACCTGGTAGAACAGACTTTGAAGTTCCTTTGAAAATGAAGTGAATTTCCGTAGAAATAAATAACAGTATCAACAAAACCAATTAGGTACATCAGGAGAATACGATGTCTTCACAAACACTTCTGGAAAAGTGGGAGCCGGTGCTTAAGTCCGATAAGGTCGAGGCGATCACAGACTCTCATCGCACACGAGTAACCGCTCAGCTTCTCGAGAACATGGAGAAGGAACACGTTCTGTCCGAATCCGCTAACAGCGTATCCGGTTTGCAGAACTGGGATCCGATCCTTATGGGTCTGGCCCGTCGTATTGCTCCTAAGCTGATCGCTTATGAAGTTTGCGGCGTTCAGGTAATGACCGCTCCAACTCAGGTCGGCTTCGCTCTGCGTGCCCACTATCAAGGTCATGGTTATGTCGCAGGAACCAATCCTGTTCCAAACCAGCAGGTCAATCAGTCAACCGGCGCAGCTGGTACTCTTGACTTCTCAGTAACTCCTGGTACCACCACCCCACAAGGCGGTCCAGAAGCTCTGTTCAACGAAGCTGAAGCTTCCTACTCTGGTGATACAACTACTGGTCCACAGTCAATTGACAATCCATGGGCAGGTGGTTTCAACTCTCCGACCGGTAAGGCAACAGCATCCGGTGAAACTGACGCATGGAATGCAGTCGGTGTCACGATTGAAAAGTTCACAGCAACGGCAGTAACTCGTCAGTTGCGTGCAGACTACTCCCTTGAACTTCAGCTGGATATGAAGGCACAATGGGGTCTTGATGCAGAGCAGGAATTGATTTCGATTCTCACGAATCAGATCGCTTCCGAATTGAATCGCGAAGTTGTTCGTAAGATCTACCTCGCAGCAGAAAATGGTGCACAGTGGACTGGTATCACCACACCAGGTACATTTGACCTGAATGCTGACGCAGACGGCCGTTGGTCAGTCGAGCGTTACAAGGGTCTTGTCTTCGCAATGGAGCGCGATGCAAACGCCATTTCCATCCGTACTCGTCGTGGTAAGGGTAACATCATCATCACCTCGCCAGACGTTGCATCTGCTCTTGCATTGACAGGTATCTTGGACTATGCTCCAGCTCTTGCTCAAGCAACCAACTTGACTGTTGACGTTACCGGTACAACCTTCGCAGGTACAATCGGCCGCTTCAAAGTCTACGTTGATCCATACTTGGCGCAGGATGGATATGTCGTCGGCTTCAAGGGTGCTGACCAGTATGACAATGGTTTCTTCTATTGCCCATACGTTCCTCTGCAGTTGGTACGCGCTACTGACCCAGTTACCTTCATGCCAGCTATCGGCTTCAAGACTCGTTATGCTATTGTCTCGAATCCATACACCAGCTTGGCTTCGGGTGCGAACGTCTACTACCGCAAGACGAAGGTCACCAACCTGTTCTAATCGAACAGTTGTCCCAAATCAGAAACCCGGCTTTGGCCGGGTTTCTTTTTGACTGAAATTAGAAACTACTTGACTTTTACAAATGTTTGCCCTATAATTGACTTGTAGTATCCAACCAATCATTCTCGAGGAGCTCGAAATGTTGACTGTCAATCAAAATCGTGTCAATACCATACACACAATCACACAGGCTAAACTCCAAATCAAATCCGGAAACACTCCGACAGGATACAAACCAATTCAAACTGGTGTCATCAAAATCTTCTTCACCGAAGGCGAACCGATGTATACTTCAACTTCATTCGCCTTCGAACAATACCTCTACAAGAATTTCAATCTTTGAACCATAAAGAACCCCGGAAGTTATCTCCCGGGGTTCTTTTTGACTGAAATTTCAAAACACTTAAAGAAACTGCTTTATTTCTTCCGTCATTTATCATACATTTAACCTTGCCAACACAACTAGGAGGGAATATGTTTTCACTTAGTGAGTTTCGTAAACTGATGCATGAAATGGGTGAGCATTATGACATTGGTAGTGTTAAGGTTATCAAACGAAGAAAGGGATACTTGACCACGAAACTCTCGAAAGCACCTTCTCTTGAAAGTTGTATAAGCATGATGAATCGTGTTTGCAATCTTTCTAACTGCTTCAATGAAGTCAAACGTGTCAAACCTGACAGTGTCACTTTTGCTATCTCTTACTAATGAAGCGTTCAGCTGAATTTTCCCCTTGCAGAAGGTATCGTTACACACTGACTCGAGATTGGACAGGATTACACCCTCTTGATCGAGGGTATGTAAATTTCATCGGTTTGAATCCATCTACTGCTGATGAAAATCTTGATGACCCTACAATCAGACGGTGCATGGGTTTCACGAGTGCTTGGGGATATGACAAACTTGTGGTGACCAATCTTTTTGCATTTAGGGCAACAGATCCAATTGACATGAAGAAGGCCGAGGATCCTGAGGGATATGATAACACCAATCATATAATACGCGTAGCCTTTGGTGCAGCTTTGGTGGTGGCTTGTTGGGGTGTGCACGGTTCATTTAGAGATAGAGATAAGCAGATCAAGGCTCTGATACCCGATTTACGCTGCTTATACAAAACGAAAGACGGTCACCCGGGGCATCCGCTCTATCTCCCGAAGGGACT